CGATATGCTCAATGAGTTCATAAAGAACTGCGAGTGTTAATAGTATAGCCCAAAATTTTGAAGTCTTTGCTTTTTTAGAAAGAAATCCAAATATCTTAAAATGCCATACTCCTATTTTTTGTATTACTTTATTCATTCTGTTTTAATATTTATGTTTTTTAATTACTTCAATGATTGATTCTGCGTCTGCTATATTCTTAAGTGCTTTTTCTGTTTCTTCTATATTTTCTAAAGTATGTTTTCCTACTGCTACTGGATTTTTTAAATTAACATTGACGATATATTTTCCTTCTGAAATTTTCGCAACCTGCCTATCTGCAATTGTATCGATAATGTCTTCTTCTGGTGTTGTCTCTAATACTTCGCCAGTCGGCTTTCCTTTTTCATCTTTTATAATATCGTTCATTTAATTACTCTATATCGAAATTGAAAAGAAAAAAAGTATGATTAATAAAAAAACTACAATAAAAAATAACATTATCAGGATTAAGCATTTTAAATCATAAGACCCAAAAACTCGCTGTCTATGTTCCAAATTTTTTGAATCATAGACCTTGGAAAATCGGTGTCTATGTTCCACTTTCTTTCACCATATTATTTTTAATAAAATCTAATAAGAATTTATTTTCTACAAACATTGTCATTAAACCATTTGACAAAGCATTAACAATTGTTTCTTCTTTATTGGCTCCTACTAAATCTACTATTCGGTCTTGAAAAATTGCGTGTAATAGTTCATGTAAGATTGTATTGGTTAATTCGGGTGGTGTTATTTTGTTATTATAAATGATTTTATTTTCGTGATTAATAAACTCCCCAAAGTCTTCCATAATTCTTGGCTCTATAACTATGGTTCTATATCCCATCTTAATAGAGGTTGGTACTATTATTTTATTTTTTATTTTTATATCTGTAATATTATGCATTTTTATTTTTTTTAAAAAAATTCTTCATAAAACCATTAAGGGAATAATTCTTCATAAAACCATTAAGAGAATAATTCTTCATAAAACCATTAAGGAAATAATTTCTTATAATCATTTTTTATTCTAAAATCCTCTAATAGTATATAAAATAATATTTTTTGTTATTTGCCCTGTAGCGTTTTCCTCTGTTTTGTCTAATATGCTAATATTCTTCCTGCTATACCTTATAGAAGAAAGGATATTAGATAAAAAATATATTAGAGTTATTTAATATTTGGTTGTTTATTTCAGTGATTTATTCTGCTTAATGTGAATATTTTTTTTTAGAGTGGTTATTTCCTGAGTCATACAATTTTTAAAAAGTAATTATCCCTCTACCATTTGATTCATGCAACTTTTGAAAAGACATTATCCCTCCAGCATTTGAGTCATACAGCTTTTGAAAAGACATTATCCCTCTATCATTTGAGTCATACAACTTTTTAAAAGACATTATCCCTCTAACATTTGAGTCATACAACTTTTGAAAAGAGACTATCCCTCTAACATTTGAGTCATACAACTTTTGAAAAGAGACTATCCCTCTATTGTTTGTATCATACTGTCTTTTGAAAGAACCTATCCCTGTGTAGTTATTACAATTGTTATGTAATACCAACAATAAAATAAATAAATATGAATCATAAAATGTTTTGAGAACTGCCTTCCCTCTTCTATTTGAATCATAAGAAGTTTTATGAACCGCCTTCCCTCTACCAATTGAATCATAAGAAGTTTTTTGAACTGCCTTCCCTCTAACAATTGAATCATAAGAAGTTTTTTGAACTGTCTTGCCTCTAACAATTGAATCATAAAAAGATTTTTGAACTGTCTTGCCTCTAACAATTGAATCATAAAAAGATTTTTGAATTGCTTTGCCTCTTTCATTTGAGTCATGCAACTTTTGAAACGACTGCATGAATTAAATAAATGAATCATTAAGTTTCTTTTGCTTTTATATGATTAGTTTATTTGGAAATTGTTTTAAATTTGAAAAATCAAAAAAATTAGCAGAATCTCTCTCGTTTTTGTTTTGGTAAAAGCTAAAATAGGTTTTTAAAGGTTTGAAAATAGTATAAAAGAAATATAAACCAAGACATATCAATTCAGAACCAAGCATCATAAAAGAAAAAAATAGTAAAAAATAGAACCACAATAGCAGAACAAATTTAGCGTTTTGTCCTAAATTGGTTGGGCTTGCTCGCCTTTTTAGGTATTAACATTATGAGCAAGCAGGAGATAGGTATTATGGGAAATAGAGGTCCAGAGCCAGGAAGTCAAAGAATAGGTGGCAGGCAAAAAGGCACACCAAACAAGAAAACAAAAGAATTACAGGAAAGAGTAAAGAAATATATGCTAGAGCAAGGAATAAAAAATTTCGATCCACTCGTAGCACTTGCTGGTATTTCAGTGGACAAAAGTACACCTTTAAAGTTAAAGGTAGAAGCATTAAAAGAATTAGCACAATATTTACATCCTAAAAGAAGAGCAGTTGAATTTTCTGGAGAGCAAACTATAAATGTTGAATCAAAAGAAAAGAAAATAAAAGAGTTAGATGAATTAATAGAGAAAATACAAACTGAAAAATTAACTGAGAATGGAAAGTTGTTGAATTAGCAACCAAGAACCATAAACAAATAGCTTTACTTTAAAGGAGGAAACTATTATGAAATGGTTAAGCAAAAAATGGAATAAATTTTTAGACTGGTTATTCAAAGATTTTTATAAAAAATAAGGAGGAACCCAAAATGGGCAAAAAGAAAAAAACTAAAAAGAAAAACAAAAACAAAAAGAAAACAAAAATAAAAAGAAAAAGATAGATTCTTCAGTCCAATAGTATATTATTTGGACAATAGAAGTTTTTATTTGACGTAAGCAAATCTGACTAATATACTAATATGGTAATATATAGATGGATAGCGTTCTTTTTAGCAATGGTTTCGGTTTATATATTAACAAGACCTGAAGTAACAATCCAGTGGGTTGGTTGGGTGTTCGCATTCTTCTCTTGTTTGTTATGGATGATTATTGCTTATAAGGATAAGGATTTACCAAGAGGATTAATGGAATTAGTTTATTCTGTTATGGCAATTTGGGGTATTATTAACTGGTATGGCTATTAGAAAAGAATTAACAGCACTTTCAGAAAGCGAAATAGAATCGAGACTCTTAAGATTGAAATGGATTAATATGGCTCGACCTAAACAGCTAACACCACATGGCGAATGGTCGATATGGCTAATTTTAGCTGGGAGGGGATGGGGAAAGACCTTAACAGGTGCACAAGATATGGCGTGGTTTGGATTATCCAATGCAGATAGTCGTATTGCTATAATTGCACCAACCTTTGCAGATGGTAGAGATACCTGTGTTGAAGGAGAATCAGGTTTATTATCAATCTTGAACGAAGAAACAATTGCTAATTATAATCGTTCACTTGGTGAAGTAGTTTTACATAATGGTTCTCGTTTTAAAACCTTTTCCGCAGATTCACCAGAACGATTAAGAGGTCCACAACATCATCGAGCATGGTGTGACGAACTTGGTTCTTGGAAATATACTGAAACTTGGGACCAATTAATGTTTGGCTTAAGATTAGGTCAAAATCCTAAAGTGGTTATAACAACAACTCCTAAACCAATTCCTATAATTAAAGAATTAGCAAAAAGAAAAGATGTACTTGTGACTTCAGGTTCAACTTTTGAAAATGAAAAGAATCTTGCAGATGCAGCAGTGATTGCATTAAGAGAAAGATATGCAGGAACTCGTTTAGGTCGTCAAGAATTATTTGCAGAAATTTTAGAAGATGTTGAAGGTAGTTTATGGAGTCGAGATATGCTTCAAAATGCAATGTTAAAATATAATGAAAAACTTCCAGATTTTAAAAGAGTTGTTGTTGCTGTAGATCCTGCTGTAACAGCGAATAAAGATTCTAATGAAACAGGTATTGTTATTTGTGCGATTGACCATAAAGGACAATACTATGTTTTAAATGATATATCAGGAGTTTATACACCTGATACTTGGGCAAAAAAGACTGTTGAAGCATACGAAAGTTATAAGGCAGATAAAGTAATCGCTGAAGTTAATAATGGTGGTGATTTAGTTCAGAAAGTAGTTAAAACAGTAGATCCGAATGTAAATTATAAAGCAGTAAGAGCAACTCGTGGAAAATTTGTAAGAGCCGAGCCAATTGCTGCATTATACGAACAAAAAAGAGTTAAACATGTTAATCGTTTTAGTTTATTAGAAGACCAACTGTGCACTTACAATCCTGAAATAAGTTCTATATCTCCTGACCGATTAGATGCTTTAGTTTGGGGTTTGACAGAGTTAAGTGCTAGGTCAGGTATTGCAAATTGGAAAATATCATGATTAATTTAAAAACTCATAAAGAAAAATTAGCTGAATGGCACTTGCAAAACCGATTAAGACGCAATTGGGAGACTAAATTAGCAAATCAAATAAAGATAGAAGTTAATAGAACTGCTAAAATTATAGCAAATGACTATGCTATATCTGGTCGTCAAAGTATGGGTAATGCACAAAGAGAGCACTTTAATCGTTTAAAATCAATACTATATACTCATTGGAGAGCAGTAGCTTATGAATTTCGTAAACGAATATTATCTTTATTACGATTAGTTCAGGAATCAGAACGAAAAGAATATGAAGATGAATTTGATAAAGAATTTGAAAATTTTCTATTTACTTCTGGGGCAGAAAAGGTTAGTAATATATCAACTACAACTATTGCTAATATTCAATTGGCAATAAATAGTGCGCAAGTTGATGGACTTGATGTTTATCAAACTGCGAAAAGAATCACAGAACTAACTGCAATTGGTTCTATAACTAGAGCAATATTAATCGCCAGAACTGAAACACATCAAGCTGCAAATTTTGCAAATTTTATAAGTCTTGATGTTGTAAACATTCCTAATACAACAAAGGAATGGGTTTCGGTTAATGACGATAGAACAAGAGACGACCATTCTATTGCAAATGGACAAATAGTTCCAAAGAATGGAATGTTTGTAGTTGGGGGTGCGCCATTAAGATATCCTGGCGACCACATTGGTCCCCCAGCACAAGTAATAAATTGTAGGTGCACTTTTGTGGTGAATGTACCTGAACCAGATTTTGGAGGATTTTAAATTATGGACTTTTTAAAAGATATGTGGAGTGATACACCAAAGAAAGTTAAGTATATTGTTATAGGTATTGTCGTAGTCGTAGTCATATTACTGATAACATAAATGATAGAGCAAGCAGAAAAAATTAAAGTTATTTTAAATCAAGAGGAACAACCTAAAGTGGACGAAAACGAAAATATTATTCATGAAGCAGATAATGCTTCTGAGTATGAAACAATCAAAGATAAAACTTGGGTAGACAATTCAATTTCAGTAAAAGGACAAAGACAAATATTCGAATGTCAAATTAAAACACAAAAAGATGACAATGGAACATTTGAAGGTTATGCTTCAACCTTTGGCAATGTCGACAAAGGTAATGACATTGTAGTTAATGGAGCATTCAAAAAAAGTTTAAGACGAAGACCTTTCAATAAAGTTAAATTACTTTATCAACATCGAACAGACGAACCAATCGGTGTATTCAATAATATGAAAGAAGATAAAAGTGGTTTATTAGTTGAAGGTCAATTAGCAATGGGCACTCAAAGAGGAAGAGAAACTTTTGAGTTAATGAAGATGGGTGCACTTGATGCTATGTCAATCGGTTTTAAGGCAGATCCTAGAGCGCAAGTCTATGATGAAAAAAGACGAAGAAGATATTTAAAGGATATTGACCTTATGGAAGTTTCCCTCGTGACTTTCCCCATGAATGATAAAGCTGTTATTCATGCGGTGAAAGGTGCGGATCGTACTATTCGTGAATGGGAGGATTTACTGCGAGATGTAGGAGATCTATCACGAACAGAAGCCAAGATTGCAGCAAAAGCTGTGGTCGATGCACTTGAGAAGCGAGAAGTTTCTGAAGACTTTGGTGGCTTAATAGAATCTATAGAGAAAGTGAAGAAAGTCTTAACAACAACTAAACTAATCCAATAGGAGGATTATCATGGCTGATAAAGAACAAGTCAAAACTGCTGTCGAAAGTTTAGGCTCTGCATTTGAAGAGTTTAAAAAAACTAACGACCAGCGACTTGCTCAAATTGAGAAAAAAGGTTCTGCTGATCCTGTTACAGAAGATAAGTTAAAAAAGATTGAATCCGAAATGGACAAAATCGAAGAACTTAATCAAGCTGTAACAAAGCAAACTATGGCTCAAAAAGAGCAAGAAGAAAAAACCTCTCGTTTGGAAAAAGTGTTGTCTAGACCTGCCTCTTCAAAAGATGAACAAACCAAAGTCGATGAACAAAAGAAAATTTTCGACAATTATCTAAGAAAAGGCAAAGACAACCTTGA